ATCCAATGGATGGTTTTAGATGAAAGACATGGACAAGCATCTCAATTTTATTCTCATTATTATTTGGCTTACGGCCACGTTATTTGTACAGGATTGGGATTTGGAACAAGAGAACAATGGATAGCATCCAAACCAGAAGTTACAAAAGTGACTGTTCTGGAAAAATTTAAAGAAGTAATAGATTATCACAAAGACATCGGTACAAAATGGTCAGATAAAATTGAAATTATTAATTGTGATGCAAACGACTACAAGGGCAGTTGTGATTTTTTGTCAATCGATCATTATGAATATGATGATGTACTAAGAATTTTAGATAGTATAAAAGAAGTATGCAATAATATTACTTGTGAGAGTGCGTGGTTTTGGATGTTAGAGCCGTGGATTAGATTGGGATACATCACAGACAATACAGAAAATCCTACTATCATTCCAAAGAAAATTCGTTATGGTGGAAAAGAAAATGATGTCCTTGAAAATTATTCCAAAATAAAAACATATTTTGAAAATGTAAATTTACCGAATCTTAACAAAGAACAATTAACCAAATTTATTGAGATGTACTAACTATGGAAGTAAAAATACCAGTTGAAGAATTGCGAGAAAAAAAGATTATGGTTTGCACACCAATGTATGGTGGAATGTGTAGCGGAATGTATGCTAAAGCTGCATCTGATCTTGCTACACTTTGTACACAATATCAAATGGACTTAAAATATTTTTATCTATTTAACGAGTCCTTAATTCCCCGAGCAAGAAATTATTTGTGTGATGAATTTATGAGAAGTCACTATACACATCTCATGTTTATTGATGCGGATATTCATTTTGATCCAAATGATGTACTTACTTTGGCTGCATTAGACAAAGATATTATTGGCGGCCCTTACCCAAAGAAATGTATTGCATGGGAGAAAGTTCGTAATGCAGTTGATTCGGGCCTCGCAGATGAAGATCCCGAAGTTCTAGAACAATATACTGGTGATTATGTTTTTAATCCAGTAGAAAATACACACAAAATTCAAGTTGCAGAACCAGTTGATGTTCTGGAAATTGGTACAGGTTTTATGATGATCAAAAAGCAAGTGTTTGATGATTTTCGTGAAGCATATCCTCAATTCAGTTATACACCAGATCATAATCGTTCAGAACATTTTGCTGGTGATAGAAATATTCATGCGTATTTTGATACTGTGATTGACTCGAAGGCTTATTTGGGCGATATTGCTGGTGGAAGTGATCGATATCTTTCTGAGGATTATTTCTTTTGTCAGTTTGTTCGTAGGATTGGATATAACATTTATCTTTGCCCGTGGATGAAATTAGGACATATGGGTTCTTATATTTTTTCTGGTTCGATGGCGAGTTTAGCGAATCTTGAATTTGCGGCTCATGGATTGGATACTGCGAAAGTAAGTGGACATAAAAAACGAAGAAAGAAAACAACAAAAAGAAAAAAGAAATAACTTGACAATGTGTTAAGAATTTGTTATAATTATACTATTAACTAAAACTGAAATGGAGAATAAAAAAGAAAGTAAGTGAAAGAACAACCAATCTTTTGAAAAATTATGCAAACATCAATCAGAGTATAGAATTTCGTGAGGGGAACGTACTTAAAACGGTTTCTCCCTTAAATACAATTCTGGCCTCGGTTGAGATAGAAGAAGAGTTTCCAAGAACATTTCCAATATATGAATTGAGTCGGTTTTTGGGAACTTTGAATTTATTTAATAATCCAGAGTTAGATTTTACTGACAATGGAGTTAATGTTACCGATGACAAACATGAAGCAACGTATCGTTATTGTGGAAGTAGTTCCATGTTTCAAACACCACCTGAGAAAGATATAACTTTTCCAGAACCAGAAGTTGAATTTCAACTGACACAAGAATTATTCAGAAAAACAATTAATGCAGCGAACACTTTGGGTCTTCCAGAAATTGTTGTAGAAGGTGATGGATCTGAAATAAAATTGCTCGTGTCAGATACAGGTAATGTATCATCGGATAACTTTTCAACTAAAGTTGGTTTAACTGATAAAACATTTCATATGATTTTCAAAACTGAAAATTTCTCAACTATCGCAGAAGGGATATATAATGTTTCTCTTTCATCTAAACGTATTTCACATTTCAAACGAGAGGGTGATTCACTTCAGTATTGGATAGCACTTGAACAAAATTCTACTTTTGATGAGGGGTAATTATTATGACTGAATCTTTATTATGGGTTGAGGGATATAGGCCTAAGACCATCGATGAATGTATACTTTCCGAAAAAATCAAGGGAACTTTATCAGACCTTGTAAAAGATGAAAAGGTTCCTAATCTTATGTTTACAGGCCCGTCAGGAGTTGGTAAGACAACTGCGGCACGAGCACTTTGTGAACAAACAAATAGCGATTATCTAATTATTAATGGTTCAGATGAGGGTCGAATGATCGATACCCTGCGAACCAAGTTGACTCAATTTTGTTCTACTATTTCCTTTGGGGGTGGTAGGAAGGTTGTGATTATAGATGAAGCGGATTATATGAATCCCGATTCTGTTCAACCAGCCATGAGAAACTTCATTGAGAAGTTTGCAGAAAATTGTTCATTTATTTTCACTTGCAATTACAAAAATCGAATTATAGATCCGATTCATTCACGATGTGCAGTTGTGGATTTTGGATTGGGTAAAGAAGAAAAACCACATATCGCAGCCCTGTTCATGGAACGATGTGTGTCAATGTTGGTAACAGAAAATGTAACTCATGACAAGAAAGTAATTGTAGAACTAATTAATAAACACTTTCCAGATTTTCGGAGAGTGATAAATGAATTACAACGATATGGTACTTCTGGAGATATTGATTCTGGTATTCTTGCGAATATTGGTGAATTGAATTTGACTTTATTAATTTCTGCATTACGAGAAAAGGATTTTCAGAAAATGCGCCAATGGGTTTCATCAAATGTAGACAATGATCCTGTATCAGTTTATCGTAAAATTTATGACAAATTATATGATGTATTGGAGAAATCTTCTATACCTTCAGCAGTATTAATTATTGCAGATTATCAATACAAGTCGGCCTTTGTTGCAGACCAAGAAGTAAATCTTGTTGCTTGTTTGGTTGAATTGATGGCAGATTGTGAGTTCATATGAGCCCGTTCGACTTTGTGAAACAGATCAATTATGGTAAGATAAATCTGATGGATGAAACTCCTGAATTAGAAAGGGAGTATAAACAGTTCATTATAAATCGTGCATTAAGTTTTAATCACGATACGGTACTTTATTCAAACGAAATGAATGTCCAAAATCACCTAGATGCGAAACTTCAATTCGACTTTTTTCTAAATATAATTAGACCGAAGAAACGGTATGGAAAATGGTTGAAACGTGAAAACAATGGAGTTCTCGAATTAATCAAAGAATATTATAAGTGCAGTTATGCGAAAGCGAGAGAGTACTCTACTTTACTTGATGATTCGCAACTGGATATTATTAAACAAAAAGTTGATATAGGTGGTTTGAAAGGACAAAATGAGCGAAAACATAATTCAAGCGATGATTGAAGTATTACTAAAAGAGCCTGATGATTTCTTAAAGGTACGAGAAACCCTTACACGAATCGGAATTGCATCACGCAAAGAAAAAACTTTATTTCAGTCATGTCATATCCTGCACAAGCAGGGAAAATATTACATAGTACATTTTAAAGAGTTGTTTGCATTAGATGGCAAGACAACCAATTTTTCTGAAAATGATGAAGCAAGACGAAATACGATTGCCAATCTTCTCGCAGAATGGGAATTGATATCTCTTGTTGAACCAGATAAATCATCAGAACTCACAGTACCATTGAGCCAGTTAAAAATCCTGTCCTTCAAAGAAAAGGATGAATGGGAATTAACTCCAAAATATAATATTGGGAACAAAAGGGATTCTGATGAGAATGACGAGTGATTTACAATTTTATAAATTATTTTCAAGTGTAAAAGACCCCAAACGAGCTACAAGCGGTTCAGCGTGTTTTGACTTGTACTCTTTTTTGCCAGACAATTCGGCAGTTTCGGTTTATATAACCCATTCTGAAGAGTTGGAAATAAGAAATAGATTGGTACAAAATGAAAGAGTACAAGTTAATCCTAATGAACGAGTTTTGATACCTACTGGACTTATTTTTGATATTCCAAATGGATATTCAATGAGACTACATCCAAGATCAGGCCTCGCATTGAAACAAGGTCTGACTCTAGCGAACAATACGGGCATAATTGATTCGGATTACGTGGAACCTGTTTTTGCGATGATAACTAATATCAGCGGAACAACGCAATACGTGAAACATAATGAACGTATTTGTCAGGGTGAATTGTTTAAAGATGAAATATGTATCTTGGAAGAAATAAGTGAACCACCAGAAAGAAAAACCGATAGAGAAGGAGGATTTGGCAGCACAGGAAAGAATTGACTTGACAGTATGTTGAAAATTTGATATACTATTAAGTATGGACAATGAGAAATGATTCTTGTTGTTTTTGAATAGTAAACGGTACAAGTTTACTTTAACCATGTACAAGGAGAATACTATGAATATGGTATTTGATATTAATCGGTCATTAAAGGCTAATCCACCTAATTATGGCCCAGGAATTGAATGGATTGAAAGGAAAGCGGGACGCCTTGAAGATCTCGTAACAATGGACTCAGAAGGTGTTTCCTTACAACCAAGAGAAAAAGAAAAGGAAACAGGAGAAGATTTGAAAACTTCTTTTAAGACACATGGAGTTCTCTATGATAGAGAAGTTATGGTTGCCGAAAAAAGAGAAGATGACGAAGAAGAACTTCAATCTGGTTTTAATCGATGGGGTGATCTTGGTGAAATGGGAGTTGAACGTTATTTTTGGGATGTAATAAGATATACAAGTCCTTTTTATAAACCAATGTGGAAACGAAGATTTAACGCATCTC